CCCTTAATAGATTTGAAACATGAATCTTACTCTTCGATGAGGTTAAGGGAACACGATTATAAAATGAAAGATTATGGACGGACAAAAATTTATATCACAATCCGACCCAACATCTTCAATTGGGGACTTAGTGTTACCTTCTGACATTGAGCTACAGTATTCAAAGCTTAGCAAGGATGAGAAGATAATAGTAGGTTCCAAGTTATTAGGTATGAATCATGTACCGGTATCTTTTGACCAATTTGTACATGATGATTATTTCTTAGGCAATCCAGAAGTAACAAATCACGGTAAGTCTATATTTGATATCTGGAAAAAAGCTGGATCTGAGATTTATCCAACACCTATCAATACAAAAACGCCTTATGTATCATTTGGTGGTTGTATTGGTTCTGGTAAGTCAACTATGTCTAAATTGATGGGACTTTATATGTATCATCGTCTAGACTGTTGTACTAATATGAATCTTAGTCTTGGTCTAGCGGGTGGTGTTAAGATCGCATTTGGTTTTTTTCATGCTAGTGAGGAGACTGCATATAAAGACTTCGTAGTCTACTTTAAAAATGTCTTCTCGGTAAGTCCATACTTTAAAAACCAGTATAATAAGCCACAGATTCGACTTATTTCATCTGGTCCTAAGTCAAATGCAGTCTTAGGTACTCAGCTTGTATTTACAGTGCTTTCTGAGATTGGATTCTGGAGGCCGCAAGATGCAATGAGTAAACTAGGTGAGGTCCTGATTCGTTTTCAATCTCGTTTTGTTAGTAAGAGACATAATTTTGGACATCTTATTGTTGATAGTAGTGCTAAGGATGCAGATCATTCAGTAGCAGATAAATTTGAGGAGACTGTACCAGAGGATGAACTCTATCTAGCTAAATATTCACATTGGGTAGCTAGACCTGATATGTATAAGGAGAGTGAGGGTAAGACATTTGAATTTTATAGAGGAGATTCAGTACATACACCTTTTATACTAGACGAGACAACAGATAGAAGTAAACTAGACGCAGATAGAATCATAGAATGTCCAATACAGGTTAAGCGAAATTTTATCTTAGACCCAATCAAGGCATTACAAGACCTAGCAGGATTTGGTTATACTAGTAAGGAGTTATTCTTTCAAGGTAACATATCTAAGCTTATTGAATGTTCAAGTATTACTAACTTAGGCGATGATGTGATTGATGATATTGATTTCTTTAACTTAGATGATACAATATATGATAGAGTCTCACCTATGCTTACTAAGATACCTAGACATACAACATTATTCATACACCTAGATATTGGACTTAAGAATGACGTATGTGGTATAGCAGCTTCTTATTTCGATGGTGAGATAACAGACACGGATGGATTTGATACAACTCCTTATCCTACATTCAAAGTTCCATTATTGTTTGGACTTGGTAGGAAGAAGGGACAATCTACTTCACTCGATCACATATTTCAGTTTATACAGAGATTAAGTGTAGACTATAATGTAAATGTTAGTGCTGACTCTTTCGCTAGTGCAGGTTTATTCCAATCCTGTGAGCGTGTTGGTATTCCTTATGAAGAATTGTCAGTGGATAGAACAACAGAGCCTTACTTTATGTTCAAAAATATTGTCTTATCCGGAAGGGTTAAGATGGTATATAATGAGAGAATGTTACGTGAGTGTCTAGAGCTTAGGGTCGTAACGGGTGGTAAGAATGGTAATCACGTCAAGATAGATCACCCAGAGGAATCTAACTGTTTTGAATATGACCACAAAGGGAAAACAGGAAAACTAGATGGGTCTAAGGATATTGCTGATGCTTGCGTCGGTTCTATCTGGGCATGCTATAAGAAATACTCACAATACCTAGAAGATGGTGGTAGCTCTGCAAATAAACAGCTTAGAATAGTTGAGCAGATGACAAGAAATGCTAGAGAAGATAGTAGCATACAATTACAGAATATGCTAGAAGATATATTTTAATACTATGATAATACCAAGAATTAAATATTTTGCTGAATCCTATGAAGAGCAGACTAAGAAGAATAGATCTGCAAACTTAGTAGGTGCAGGCGGAGTAGTTGGTTCTATTGGTGCAGCGGTTGGTTATAATAGGGTAGCAAATAAACTTGGTACTAAGAAAATTGACAACCAAGCACAGAAGCATCTAGAAAAAGGAACCAACTTAATAAATGCCGAGTTTGAAAAACTAGTAAGGGATGCAAGACTACGTAGGAATATTGCGGGGACTGCATTGAAAGATAAGGCAAGGAGAGATATATTAGGCAAGGGTCCATTTAGTACTGGGAAGATTAGAAGAGAGTTCGTAAAGGACCTAAGAGCAGAGAATCAGAAACTAGCTGAGACAGAAAAAAGCATTTCTAACTTTATGAATGCAAGGAGAGCAGACTTGAGCAGGAGAGTTAGTGGTGCGGTGGAAAGGTCAAAGGCAGTTATGAAGAGAAAAAATAGTAATAGGGCACTTGCGATTGGTACAGCTGGTATTGGATTATCACTGGCTGCTAGAAAACTAATGAAATCTAGAAGGAAGCAAGAAGATCCTGTAATGATAGATGCAAGTAACCTATACAATATAACAGAAAAAGATGATACTACCAAGAATTAAGTATTTTGCTAGAGCTGACTATGAGGGTCTAAGTAGGTCCAGTAGAAAGTTACTTAAGAGTAAAAGGTCTGAGTATGCAAGGGAGCTTAACAAGATTAGAAACCTTCAAAATGAAGAATTGAAGAAGACTGATTTTTCTGGAGGTCGTACTATTAGATCAACTTCAAACTTGAGTACAAGTAAGTTTGATAATGCTGCTGAAGCAATATCACACACTGGCTTAGGTACTGACCCTGTAGATAACTATAACAAACATCGTAAAATGCTATGGGAACTCCACTTGGAACAAGCAGAAGATGCATCTAATACGATGAGAAAAAAGATGCTTGAAAGAGACTTAGCAAGAAAAAAGCTATTGCGTAAGAGACTTGGTTATGCTGCCCTTGGTGTTGCTGGTACTGCTGCGCTTGCATATGGCGGTAAGAAGCTCTACGATAAGCATAAGAAGGGTAAAGAAACTACAGATAAAGATTCTAAGGCTACTAAGGAATTCTCTGAGACAAAAGAGAAGGTTCGTAAGGGTCTTGAATATACTAGTACAGGTTTAGGTCTTGGTACAGGTCTTGGTTTAGGAACTGCGGGTTATTATGGACTTAAGGCAACTAAGAAGGGCCTTGATGGTATTAGCGCTTATGAAAGTAAGACTGTTAAAGGTCTACTGAAGAATAAAGAAGTTAAAGAGGCGGCTGATCTAATCAAGAGAAGTTTCAAGAATGGTGATGTTCGCTTCAAAGGTAATGGTAAGAAGGCATTAAACGCTGCAGCAGGTTTGGCAGCTGCTTCTATTGTTGCTGGTGGTGCTAGTAAGTTATTAGGTAAAAACAAAGACTCTAAGAAGTAATTTTTTAGGGTTTGGTTCATATATTCCAGGGTGATAATTTATGTTATCTACTATTCGATTAGGCCCTGGGAACTAAAATAAAATTATAGAGAAAATGAAGAAGCACGAAAGTTTTTTTGAGAAGATGTTTGGTAGTTTCTCAGTAGGTTCGTCAAGAGTTCCATTGAGATCTAACATTTTCAATAGTGGTTCTGGTTATAGTAAAATTGGATCAACAGGTGGTGGAAGGTTTGGTGGTAGTCAGAGAAAATCACCTCTCCTTGGAAATGCATCACCAAGTAATTTAATGTCTGGTTACTACGAAAGATCAGACGAGCTCAAGAGTTATCAACTACTGGATGTTGTAAAACTAGCTACTAACTTTTTTGCTGACTACATAATTAACTTCTTAGGTGAGGGTAGAAATGCCGTTACTATTATGGATGAGAATAATGAGGCAGCAGATGAGTTTAAGACTGAAAAGATAAATGAAATACTAATCAATGACTTAAAGATCTACGATTACATCAGAAGTCACGTTAAGGATGTTGTATTTCATGGATCTTATACTAGTATGTTGATGAATACTAAGGACGAATTAGGTCACCTTAAGTTTAGATTTGAGGAGATTAATGATCCAGTTAGTGTAGTACTCAAGAAGAAGAAGGATAAGACAGGGGATACAGTAGATTCTTATATCACTAGGGGTTCTGATAATAAGCTCTATGAGATCCCATCAGATAGTGCATTTATGTTAGGCTCTATTAACTTACGCCTTGAAAATGACCTTGATGAATCTTGGGAAAATAAAAATCACACAATAAAGCCTAGTTTTGGGAAGACGAGCGGAAGAGATAATATAGAAAAGGTACTTAAGACTTGTTCATACTTAGCAGGGGAGCCATTATTCTATTCATCTATTTTAAAGGTGAAAGAGCTGGTAATTAAAGAGCTCCTAGTATCGCTTATATCATTGAGGGATATATCAAGTATTCAGATTTTCTTACTGCAATTTGATAAGCAGACTCCACTTGAGACAGCTAATGAGATTTGTGCAAGAACTACTAAGCTAGCTAATAATACAAATGAACTAGCATCATTCTTAACAAGTCAATTCGATGCAGTGTCTTTCTTGGAAAATACACTCAGTCAATCAGCTAAGTTTGTACCTGACTATAACTCAACAATTGGTAATAAGAATAGTATGTTGCCACTAGATAAACTCAGTGATAAACTACTAGATCTTATGCAGAATCTCGATAACTGTAGGAGTAATGTACTTAGTCCTCTCGGTATCCCAGCAACAATCTTGGATAGTACGAGTGGTAGTAAGTGGCAGATCTTACAACAGAGTGAGAGAGCTAATAGTAGGGTGACAGGTTTTATGACAGGTATTAAAGAGTCAGTTACTAGGTTAGCTGCTAAGATATATGAAACTGTATATCATGAGGAGATTGACCCAAGTAGAATTCAGCTCCATATTAGCGAAAAGACTAGCGTTGAGTATAATAATCAAATAAACCAGAGTGAAAGTATTGGCGGACTTGTGAATGGCATTACAGGTATTGTCACTAATGCACTCCAAACATTAGAAGGATCAGCACCTCTTATTGATACAAAGGCTTATCTCAGTTATATACAGGGACTCATTAAGGACATTGACCCAAACACTGAGCCACTTATAACAGAAGATACAATCAATAAGTACACAGCATATTCACAGGCAAAGCTATCTAATATGTTGGAACAGCAAGGTATGGATCCAAGTATCTTAGAAACACCAACGGAAGAAGGAACATGATAATACTAAGAAAACAATATTCTGCTACAGACGAAAGTGATGTAGCTAAGAAGGAAGAAGAGAACAAGAAGAAAACAAAACTTGCTAAGGCGGCAGGTATTAGTTTAATGGGTATGGGTGGTACTACTGCTGGACTCGCTACATTAATCGGAGGTGCTAAGAAGAAGTACGGTAAGATGACAGTTGAGGAAATAAAGAAGCTTCACCCAAAACTTAGTGATAAGTCCATTAAGAGGTACCTAGAAAGATTGCCGACAGATAAGCAAGTAGGTAGTGCAAAGAAGACTGGTAGCTTGGCGGCGTTAGCAGGAGCACTTACACTTGGCGCTGCAATATATAATCAGAAAAAGTCAGGAAAAGATGATTCTACTAAGGAGTAAGTACTATGCAGCTCCAGAACCAGGTGATATAGTTGACCCAGATAAAAATAAAACAGGTCAAGAATTACCAGAGCAAGGGGCAGAAGCAAAGAGTCAAGAAGTGTCAGCCAGAGATATGCAGATTGAAAGGATGAGGCTACAGAGACAACAACTCCAAATGAATCATCAGAGACAACAGATGCGTATAAAAGAACAGATGCAGAAGAATAGGCAGCTTACGCAATTACAAAGGTCTGAGAATGAAAAAGAAATCTCAGATAATAAAGACCGCATTAGAATTAGGCAACAGGAAAATACAAACCAGAAGCCAGATAATACAAGTCTCTATAAGAATAAAGCGAAAACTGCACCTCCTGTATCAATGCCTAAAAAGTAAGACACATGGATGAATTAAAAGAGAAAAGGTTTACTAGTAAGGTCGAGAATCAAGAGGACACGCTAGGAAATCAAGACGGGTATAATCCACTAAAAGAAACTGAATAACACAAATCCATACTATGATCATACGAAGGAGAAAGAATTTTTCAGGCTACATACCAACTAGCGGTATTGATTATAGTAGTGTCATAGTTGGTGCAGTAGACCCAATTGAACAGGTAGATGAAAAGATAGAGGAAATACCTATAGTCAACGAAGCTAGTAGAAAAGCAAGGTCTAGAATAACAAGCATTACAGGCCCTCTAAGAATTTTACTAGGCAAGAGAAGGAAAGAAAGACAGAGGCAGGAACTACTAGATATAATTAAGAATAGTAGAAGGCCTAACGAAACAAAATAATAAATAAAATAATATGATCGTAAAGAGAATTAGATTCTACTCTGATAGAGATGTAGAAAGAACACCCCTTTCTAAAATAAAGAATCCTACTTTTGGAGCACAAGGTACTTACTTTGGTAGACGTGCGGCACATAAAGCAGATGAAGAGGGTGCAAGTGATGAGGAAATTCTAAGAAGGGCTAAGAAAGCAAGTACAATATCAGGCGCAATCGAAGGTTCTATAGTTGGTACAGCTTTGGGC